TCGCACATTACCTCAGAAGGTGGATTGTGGGATACTTCTCTTGAACTCTATACCTCCATTGGTGGGATTCCTAAACAATCCCCTTCGTTAATGTGCGAGTTTCCATCCGGCATGAAAGTTTCTTTTGCCCACATGGAATACGAGAAGAACAGGTTCGATTGGCAAGGGTCACAAATACCATGGATAGGATTCGATGAAATCTGCCACTTCACTTGGAAACAGTTTAGTTACATGCTCTCTCGGAATAGAAGCATGTCGGGAGTCACTGGCAAAATTCGCGGGGCATGCAATCCAGACCCGGATAGTTGGGTCAGGAAGTTCATCGACTGGTGGATCGGCCCAGATGGTTATGTCCTCTCAGAAAGGTCTGGCGTTATCCGCTGGTTTATTCTCGTCGGGGATGAGGTTTTCTGGGGCGATACGAAACGGGAGTTGATTGATAGATTCCAGGAAACTTCCAGGGATGAAATCCTCCCCATGAGTTTTACCTTCATCCGCTCTACTTTGGATGATAATCAAATCTTATTGCAGAAAGACCCGGGGTATCGAGCCAAACTAAATGCCCTCCCCCGGGTGGAGCAGGAACAATTAAAGTACGGCAACTGGAATATCAGGCCCACCGCCGGCAGTTATTTCAAGCGAACAGACTTTGAAACCGTCGAAGCAATCCCGGCAGGCGCTCGAAGGGTGCGGGCATGGGATCTTGCAGGCACTGACCGCGACTCTGACGACCGGAAGGCAAAGAAGGAGAAGGATGGCCCCGCCTTCACCGCTGGGGTCAAGATGGCGAAAGTAGGCGGGGTATTTTACATTGAGGATGTTTCCAGATTCCAGACCGATGCCTCGAAAGTATTATCGGGGATAAAGAACATTGCCACCCAGGATGGTAAAAAGGTGGCAATCAGGCTTCCTCAAGATCCCGGCCAGGCCGGCAAGAGCCAGGCAAAGTCCTTTATTAAAGAGTTGGCCGGGTTTGTTATTCGAGCATTGCCGGTTACTGGATCGAAAGAAGTCAGGGCCACACCTCTATCAAGCCAGGCTCAAGCAGGCAATGTAAAGTTGGTACGAGGGCCTTGGAACGAAGCCTTCCTACTGGAGGCCGAGAACTTCCCAGATGGCAAATTCAAGGATCAGATCGATGCGGCCGCAGATGCTTTTGATGAACTGAATACAACAAAAAGAGTAGGGGTTTGGTAAACATGGCAAAGAATCCGGCAGCAATCCATTTATTCCCGGTATATCGATACTTCGAATACGACCATTTATCCCCATCCTTACAGGTGGTGGCAAAACCCATTTCCGAACTTGCTGATAAGATGATGGATGAACTCCCCAATGGCCCGGAAAAGGCCGAGGGGCTTCGCAAGCTGCTGGAAGCGAAAGATTGTTTTGTTCGTGCTGCCCTTAAATGGTCGTAATAAATGAGACGAAATAAGCCAACAAATAAATTGCTATCAGATGCCGAGAAAAGCGAGCAGATCCGCCGGGTTTCCCTTTACCGGGCTTTGACCACCAATCTCATGACCTCCCGGTTGACTTCTGGCAATACTACGACTTTTGATGGCTTGCGGGATGTTGATGTTGCCTTGGGTTATCCTGATCTCGATAAAATCAAATACTCGGACTATTACAAAAGATTCCGCCGGCAGGATATAGCCGCCAAGATCATTGAGAAGCCCGTAGATGCTTCATGGCGAAGACTCCCGATTATCAGGGAAGCAAACGAAAAGAGCGAAACTTTTAAACTTGCCTGGGAAGCATTACAGACACGACTTGGCATTTACAATATCTTGATTCGTGGGGATAAAGTAACCGGCATTGGTAAATATGGGGTTCTCCTTCTGGGGTTCAATGATGGGGCTGAGACTTTTGCGGAACCGGTTACAAAGGCATCCGAACTTCTGTACATCCAACCATTCAGCGAAGATAATTCCCCGATCAAGACTTTTGAAACCGATAAAGCAAGTCCTCGTTTCGGCCTGCCGGTAATGTATGGTCTGAAGATCACCAATACCCCTGGATCAATAGCAACGGCTGAAACCCAAGTCCATCACACCCGGATTATTCATATCGCTGAGGGACTGCTTGAGTCCAATGTATTTGGAATGCCGAGACTCGAACGGGTATTTAATCGACTACTCAATATGGAGTTGATCGTTGGTGGATCTGCTGAAATGTTTTGGCAAGGCGCATTCCCCGGCCTGGCTTTCATGGCTGATCCGGAGGCAAACGTCGAACTGGATAAAGAAGCCCTTGAGGATGAGATTAAAAAATACGTTCATAACTTGGAACGATACCTCAAGCTCCAAGGGATCGATGTTAAGTCCCTTGCCCCGACGATTGCTGATCCTACCGCCCATGCTGATATCCAGTTGAAAATGATTTCCATTGCAACCGGCATCCCCAAAAGAATCTTTGAAGGGAGTGAGCGTGGAGAACTTTCCAGCAGCCAAGACACCGAGGCTTGGGATGATCTTATGGATGGCCGACGTTTGAATTTTAACGAGCCGGTGATCCTTCGCCCCCTGATAGATCGGCTGATTGAATTCGGAGTCCTGCAGGGACCTACAAATGGCTACGATATTGAATGGCCAGACCTTTCCGCCCCAAGCGATAAGGATAAAGCCGAGACCGGTAGGATTCGCGCTGAGGCTTTATCGAAATACTTCACCTCCCCGGATGCTCAGTTGCAGATGCCGTTGAAAGCATTCCTGGCTGAAGTAATGGAACTCCCCGAGCAGAAGGTCGAACGAATGATGTTGATGATCGACGAACTTATGGCCACTATGACGACCCCAGATGGCCAGGGCGATGATGAACTGAATGAAGTTACCGAAACAAATACCTGAGAGGGAAACTAATGCCTGATCCTTACAATACCCCAAATGAAATCATTATCCGGGAAAAGATTCCGGTATTCGCCCCAAAGAAGATCGTGGAGGTTGCGGCATATACTGAGTGGGAACCTTCAGTAGGGGATGTTGCTTTCTTTTCTTCTGCCGATACTACCTTTACGCTTGGTGCCGGCGATTCCGAGGATGTGTATGTAAATTTAATGCAAGGGCAGGTGATGGGAATCCGGGCCGGGCAAACATTTACATTCCCCGAAGCGGTAGTTCTCGCGGTGATGTAATGGATTTGTCGCTGGGTTTAACTATCAGCAGAAGGAATAGCCTTCGATTGCCCCAAGACGGACTGGTTTTTGCGGCTTTTATCAAAAATGATTTGATTGATAGTATCGGCGAATCAAGCATAACCCTGACAACCGGCACTATTGAAGATTTGCCTAATGCAACGTGGGGATTCCCGGTTGATGCCGTTACCACGCAGGCAGATACTGACCTCGGCGGACTGCTGTTTAGTGCTGGTGTGCCAATAGTTCGGTCAGGTGCTGAGTGGTATGCGCTGTTCAATGAAACGCACGTCTGGGTTGGATTCCACCCGACGAGAGGTGGGCTTGTTATTTACACTGGTAGTATGGCAGCCAAAGCGAACCAGCTCCAAAATTATTTAGGGCGGTACACACCGACATTGACCTACTGGCAGCGAGTTGACGGAACAAACATTTTACGAACAGATGGATCACCAATAGAGGTAAACCCATGAAGAGAATTTTTGTAGTAGCGCTATCCATCCTTTTATCTGCTCATGTAGCAATGGGTGCGAGCTGGGAAACAACCGACGATGAAGACACCAGCATTTCAGGCACTGAAAAGGTTTTCCTCGAAAATCCAGATGGCACTGGAAATAATTGGGCAGTGCTGAATACCATTAAAACATGGCTAGAGACTGTTTTTGCGAAGAAAGAAAACATAGCCTTCAACGCCGCCAGCTACGCTGACCTCACCATCTCAGGCGCAACGCAGACCGCAGGAGCGTTTGAAACAGGGGTCACATATGTGATTGCCTCGGTAGGCACCACAGACTTTACCGCAATCGGGGCATCTGCAAATACAATCGGGGTAGAGTTCACCGCATCTGGTGCAGGGTCCGGGACAGGCACAGCTACTCCGCTCAGGCCGATTATCAGCGATACCACCCCGACAGCCGACAAACAAAAAATTGCTCCTACGTATGAGCAGATTGAAGAAGGCTATCAGCCGCTCATTGACACGGAGAACGTAGAAACATCCGGTGCCGTGCAGGGCAAGATGCTGATCAACTCCTACACGGCAGCGCAGACACTGACCTTTGCCGACCACAATGCCTCAATAGTGCAGATGACGACAGCCGACGAGGTGACTATGTGGGATTGCGAGACAGCAGGCGTAGGCGCATTTGTCATGCTGTGGGCGAGGGATGCTGAGAAGATTGAGGTTGTGCCAGCTTCCGGCGATCACTTTAACCTGTTTGCAGGAACGGCATTGACAGCCAACAATAAGTTGGATATGGCGGCAACGGCGGGGACCAAGGTCACGCTGATGTGTACTGCTGATGATACATGGTCGGTCTATTCTGAGACAGCGGCGAGTGTTGATGGAGGGACGGCGAACTGATATGAGAAAATTTATCATTGCACTCTCTATACTGCTCTGTTTTATCTCGTCTCGGGCGTGGGCATTCCCTCCTGGGTTTGTTGCTGGGGTTACGGCGAGTGCTCCTGCAGGTGATTTTTGTGACACACACGCAGGAGCGTTTTTCTGTGAGGATTTTCGAACTGACCAAACTGCATTATGGAATAACGGAACCAATCCTTACGCGTGGGAATCATACGCTAGAGATACCGTTCTCTCAGCCACAGGCTCGCTGAAGCTTGTTGCTGATGCCGAAACAACGGTCAGGGCGTTTACACGCGTAGCTCCTCCAAACTTTGCCCCCAGCACACTCCACAACTACTCATTTGATTGCTATTTACCATGTTCTGGGGGTGTAAGCACGGGGCTTAGAGTGTCGTTCACGCTTCAACAGGTGTACCGCAGCAAACCAACATGTGGCTCATGGGCCACTATATCAGGGCAGTTTACATCAGACAGTTCCAATGATTCTATTGATTTCCAGAATGATTACAACGCGGCTGGCGGAATAATCTACGTGGATAACATTCTAATTGAGGTTGCCCCATGAGATGGTTGTTAATATTATTACTTCTTTTAATATTTTCAATATTTTCATCTGGGGCCCAAGGGACGGGTCTCCCGCTGGATGCAGATGGATGGACAGTTTTCACCCCCTCTGATGATAGTAAGATAATATATATTGCCAGTGATGGCGATAATACCACATGCGTCGCCTATGATGATGACGATGAGGTTATAGGCCCTGACCCTTTTGACCCGGTTGGCCCCATTGTTCCATGCGAGACATACGCAGTAGCGTTCGCAAAAACCCGAGCGAATTTCCCCGACTGGATTTTATTCAAGCGCGGAGAAACCTTTGTGCAGGATATTGGTTCTTCAATTCGCAACGGGCGCGGTTTAACTGAGCCTTTTCTCCTGGGGGCATACGGCTCATCTGGACTATCTCCAGTTATCGAAACCGGAGCCTCAAGTGGGCATACAGCAATACAAAAATGTTGTAGCAACACTCAGTTCTGGGCTGTTTTCGGGTTGTCTTTCTATGCCCCCGCACGTGATCCAGACTCCCCATCGTATGTGAATGAGGATAATGATAGCAACGGGGTAAGTATTTTTGTAGGAGGTGCTTCAACAGGTGGCGGAATATTGATTGAGGGGTGCAGGTTTAGATTTTTTTCCAACAACACCATTCAGGCTGATACAGGAGGAATCCTGACCGGTGTGACCGTTAGGAGGTCAGTATTTCTCGATAACTACAGGGATGGCCAACACGCTCAAGGGTTGTATTTATATAACATTTCTGCGGAAATTGAGGAAAATGTTTTTGATCACAACGGCTGGTACACAGCCGCTCCTGGGACCCCCGGCACAGCCACGGTATACAATCATAATCTATACACCGCCAGTATGTACGATTCAGTTTTTAGTGGAAACATATCGTCGCGACCATCATCCATCCATCACAAATTTTCCGAGAACAACGAGGGGTTATCCTCGCATGATGTAACAGTCGAAAACAATTTATATGTGTACGGAAAGGTCGGACTCTCTATAGGGGGTAATGTTTTTGATGATTTACGGTTTGTAAATTTTGTGCTGAAAAATAACGTGATAACCGAACTCGGCGGGTCCGACTCGACGGGGCAGGATATCGCGTGGGGAATAGACGTGTTTGATTGGGATGGTGGGGAAATAACAGGAAATTTAATGTTGAAAAACTCAGACCCAATTATCACCGACGCCTCTTTTAT